GAGAAGAGAAGAGATAGATAGGCGTTCCACATGACGCGAAGCTGACCAGATATTGTCCGGCCCTCTAATTTCGCTAATTTTTTGATCTCTTCGTACACTTCTATGGGTACGAGAACAGATTTCCACTTTGTAATGTCCATATATAGCTCCTTCTGTGTAGGAATATATAAGAGAAGTTGTTATTTTACAAGCAAAAAAGGCCCCGCCGAAGCGGGACCAGTCTTCTAAGGGAGGATTCCAATGAAACAATTACTCTGCTTCACCCCAACTAGGACCGATCTCAATGTCACATAAGTTGGGTATCTCTAACGGTACAGCATTTTCCATAATTTCTGCAACCTCTTTTGCCTCTTCACGATTTTTCACAGACATAGCAACCTCATCATGCACCTGTACCAAAGGGACACGTCCTGTCTTGTATATATCCACCATCGCTTTCTTTGTCATATCCGCCGCCGACGCTTGGATTAGCCGGTTGAGAGCTTTGTAAGTGTAAGCCCGCTTTAATCTGGTGGTCTCACCGTACTCTCGTATAGCCTCTTGGTATGGTAAAGCCTTGTTCATGGCAAAGGTGTCGGGCTCCCACAGATCAAACCGGCACTTACGTCCCAGTATTGACCGGACGGAACCACTACCGTCCTTTTTATTTAAATGATTTTGTACGCCGTTCATCAATCCTTTCACAAAAGGCACGCGGTCATGGTACTGCTTGACCAGACCCTTAGCTTCTTCAACATCAATATCTAGCTGATCAGATAGCTTGTTGACGCCCATGCCATACATCATGCCAAGGTTAATCGTCTTCGCCTGTTTGCGCGGGATCTCCGCCATCTCTGCGACCATCGTATGAAAATCCATATTACTATCATGTCTATAAGCATTGACGAACTCCTCTGCGCCGTTCAGTAACGCGCCTCTTGTCTTGCCGAAAACGTATGCGTAATGAACCAAGATCCGTGGTTCCTGTTGCGAGAAATCTATAGCCGCCCACTGATCCCCTTCTTCCGGTAGGAACAGACTGCGTATCATTGGACCCATCTCAGGGTCACGCGCTGGTATTTGCTGTAGGTTTGGGTTTGACATGGATATGCGTCCAGATACCGTACCGCCGTCGTCAGAACGGATCTGATTGATGTGGCTATGTATGCGGCCATCAGATCGGCAGTGCTTCATTATGGTGTTGATGAACGTGCCGCTGGTCTTGTTTAGGTTGCGGGCTTGCACGATCAGCCGTGCCAACTCGTGGTCATGGTCCGTGAGAAACGATTTGGTAAATGACGGAGCGTTCTTTTCTGTCTTTGGGTACGGTATACCCAGCGCGTCAAATGCTTTGGCTATAGACGCGGCGGCCCACAACTCCACGTCCATACCGGCTACACGTTTGATTTGAGCAAGCACATCTTTCTCTTTATTTAGAAGCGTGTTCCGCGTTTTCTCAACTCTGTCCTGATCTACCCGTACCCCGCGCCATGTCATGTCGATCAGGCAGGGCAACAGGTCTAGCTCTAGGTTTGCGATTGGCCAGAGCTCTTCCTTGGTAAGCTGGGTGGACAGGTAGTTCCAAAGATCCAGTGTGATCTCTGCGTCGTTCTGGGCGTATGGCCCCACATACATAGCTGGCATCTTCCACATCTCAGCCTTGGGGTCCAAGCCAAACTCGCGGGCCGCGTCTTGCAGAGTCTTTTCAGTTTTTATTTTACCCAGCAGATCGTAGCAAAGCGCGTTGAGGCTGTAGCTGAATCGGTTTTCGTCCAGCAATGAAGCTACCAGCATGGTGTCGATTATGCGCCCGTTAATGATAAAACCCATACTACGTATCCAGCCTGCATCATACTGCGCGTTGTGCATGATCTTGTCGGCTGGACACTCAAACACTTTCTTTAGCCACTTGTTGACTATGCGCTCATCCAGATTGCCACCGCCCAGATGCCGGATGGGTATGTATCCGGCCCAGTCTGCAACTGCTACAGCGTAGCCCACTACCTCGCCGTCACCTGTGGGCCATCCGGGCCCGTTGGATTTGAGGTTGGGGTCTTTTGTCTCAACGTCGATGGCTATTTGTTTAGCATCGAAGATGTCAGGTAGCTCTGCCGGTGGAACCCATTCACTCTTGGGCCCGAACATTGTCATCTGTAGTGCCATATCATTTCCAGTAAATGGTTGCGATCTCATCACCCAGTTGAAGAACTTTCCATCCCTGACTCAGGTAATGGTCCAGTTGTTCAATGCGGATAAACCGAATGAGCTTGTCTGCTTTTTTAATCACCCGTTTCTTCGCCACCTAACGCTCCATACCCACAAATGTCTATCCAACTGTCCTCATGGTCTGGTGTTACTACCAGACGGGCCAGCTTAACAGCAACCATACATTGGTAAACCTGTTGAATAGTAACAGGTTTATCTAGCAGAACAGACCACATCTGTGCAATACGAGCGTGGTTTTCATGCGCGTCACCATATTCTTTGGCCCGTGGTCCGTTGACTAGGCTCTCTGCTTTGCGAAGTACTTCTTTACGGTTCATATCTGATAGCTCCTAGTGGCATCATCAGGCTCAACTAAGTAAAGGTTCTGTTTGGTTCGCGTGATGCCGACGTAGAACACACGGTGCAAATCGTCAGGCGCGAGTTCCGCGGCTTTTGATGCGGCTGGTGATATCTCTGTAAACAGAACCACGTTGTCAGCCTCGCCGCCCTTAGATCCGTGGATCGTGGACAGATTAATACGAGGCTCTGCATTGAACTTTTCACCACGGCGTAACAGCGCGGTGATGTAGGCACGGTCTGCACTAGGCAGTTTGTCCATTGCTGTATGCCAGATGCAGTTATGAATGTAATCCATAGTAATGCTTGAGATTGGAACGAATTTAACAAGACCGTGATGCGCGATCAGTTCATCCAGAGTCACCATATCGTCATCGTCGAGTGCCGGTAATTTTTTAAATCCGCGCTTGACTCTGTCGTTGACGGACATATAACTGTAGATGGTTCGTGCGGTCTTGCCCGTCACCTGTTTACCTTTTCTCAACTGCTCCCAGCCATTCACAGCGTCGCTTAGATTTTCTGAGATTGAACGTCGGCCCCGATAGTTGAAAAGATAGCCACGACTCCGTAGGTCTGCGGTTATATCCGACAGGAAGTATGCGGCTTGTGCCAGCACGAGCCACGAACCCTCAGAAAAATCAATCATCTCAGCGCGGGCGATATGCTCTACGTTGCCTCTGTCTTCGCGAGGTAGATACTTTTTGGGCACACGGCGTTTGATACGGTGAACCACACGCTCTGCCATCGGATGCACAGAGGCCGGTACGCGGTAGGATTGTTCCAATACCTCGTAGCCACCGTTAAGATTTATGAAATGCTCAACATCTGCACCGGCCCAGCGGTATATGGCTTGGTCATCATCACCGGCAGCATAGATCCGCTCAGAGTGTTGCTCTAACACATGAGCCACATCCCATTGCAGGGGCGACAGATCTTGCGCCTCGTCAACGAAAGTGACAGCTAGGCGGGGGCAAAACTGTGCACTCTCGTTGACAAAGACCTCTAACATATCCGTGAAATCGAAAAGCTGATATCTGTTTTTGTATTCCTGTAAGGCGGTGGCCACATACTTTACCGTGTTCCAACTCTCGCCTATCTCGCTCTCGTCATACTGCTGACGCAGATCTATCTTACGAAGCCGCGCTAGGTTCATCAGGTTGACGATTGGGCTACTGCTTTTATTGAGATCAAAAGCATCTTCGCCAGATAGGCTGGAGCCCTCTACATTTAAGTTGAAGCCCAGTGCAATCCCCACTTCCTTGTAATGTTCTGGTTGCATGACCTGTTCCTGACGTATGCCGGACAGGCGCAGGGCAAAGCTATGCAGGGTTCTGAACCAAGGCAGTTGCGATTTGTCCAGATGAAACCGTGCACAGGCCCGCTCGACGGCTTCGTTTGCGGCTTGTCTCGTGAACGCAAAGTAACCTATGTGCGTGGGGTCAACCCCGCTCGACAAAGCCTCATCTACTTTGTTTAAAAGCGCAGTAGTCTTGCCAGTTCCGGGCGGGCCGTAGATGCGGAATATTTTAGTATCCATGCTCTTCGTCCGTCAAATCTTCTATGTTTTCCATGACGTTGATAAAGACCGGTGTATGTTCACCCATCCACGCACCTATGGTGTTGAACCATAAATATTCTACAGCTTCGTCGTAGCTCATGTTTTCGTCTTCAACTAACACTGCTATGCATTTTTGGTAGTCGTAAGCCACTACGGGTTCTTGTCCTGCGCGGTGGCACATGCCGAGAAACGCTTTATCAAATCCATCTGCTTTCAACATTAGAACGGGGCCTCCTCTTCCCTGCCAAAGTCTGGCGTTTTGAGGTCTAGCTCAACAGCCTCATATGCAGGTATTTTCCATACTCTCACTGGCCTCCCTTTTATTTTAAGGAGAGTGCTCTCTCCCCCCAGATCACGGAGCCGTTGAGCTATCTTGTAGGGCTTATATTCAAAAAACTTGTTACGTTTCAAAAAAGCCTCAAAATCTTTTAGTCTGAAATATGTTACGTTTGCATCTTCATCGGTCCAAGGCCGCTTGAGCAATATCTCTTCACGGTCTTTAGCTTTTTGTAAGTGAGCGCAAAACTCTTCTAAGTAATCGTAGAACTGGCCATCTGTGCTGGCATCTTCTGCTACGTCGATGATTGCGCTTTCATTAGCGGTCATCTCTCGCATCAACCCACCTATACGCGTCTCCCACGCCTGTTTACTGACTGTGCGAGGCATTGTGTTAAGCTGCTCCATACAGGCTTTTTGAAAAGCCGTTTGGTTCATTAGCCCGTCAGTATCTAACTCAAGCGGTTCGCCGTTTACATCTACGAACCAGACAGGTGGATTTGAGTCATACTTACGCAAATTAGCTATAGCTGCGCCTTGTATAGCCGCACTGATGCCATGCTTCCTAGTCTGACAAAGCTCTTTGTTACAATGCGCGTTGATAGGTGCGTCACTACACCGGTAGGCGTAATCTTTCTTTTCAAGCTGCTTTGCAACTATATTGACCTCATTCAGCGGCAGCGGCGGCTCCAGATACTGCATATTGTATGTAAGTATCTCCGACTCCCAGCTATCGGGATACGCTTTGCGAAGATACACACCTATATTGAACAAGCCGTTGTTACGCCCGCCTTCAGATATCTTGTTCTTGATAAGAAACTGTAAGCACGGCGGCCCGTCGTTCATGTTGGATGTTTCAGGATCTTCTGTAATTTGGAGCTTGATGACCTGTTCAGGTGTTTGTTTATGCGTTTCGTAAAGCTCTATGAACTCATCTAGAGTGGCAGACGTGCCATCATCCTTGATAGCATAACGTAAACCTTCTTCAGCATCAAAGTAAGGCAGGTTTAGGAAGTTACCTACGTCATCGCGGTCAAGATGCAACTTAATTTGTTTTGGAAATATCTCACTGCCGCCGTAACCCAGAGCGGCTGAAACCTGTTGCAGTGTGGACTGCATATCCTT